GGGGGGGGGGGGGGCAAACCCTCTTATAATCAATGTTTTAGCGCACTAACGAAAGGATGTGCGCTATGTTAAACTCACGTAGAAGAATTATGTCAAACAATAAAATAGACCCTGACGCTGCTGCCTTTATAGCTAAGGGTATTACTAATGCAGAGCAAAAGAAAGCTGTAAACTATCTGTGTATAGCCTTGAAGAAAGCAAACCTTTGGGGTAAAATGGTAGCGATATACCCTTTTGTCGGTGGTACGGCTGCTTTGCACGCTTGGAATTTGCGGAACTTGTCAGCGCATAATATCACATGGCAGACTTCACAGAATGATACCATCCATAACGCAACAGGGGTCACCCCAAATACATCAGCAGCCAATCTTAATTTCAACACGGACGCTATTCCTGACTCTGCATCTCTTTCGGGCAGATTTCATCTTTCATACTACGTATCGGCAGGCTCTGTTGTTAATAATGTGTACAGCTTTGCCCCCGGTTGGGTAGCCTCAATAGTATGTTTGGAAATAGGGAGGTTGGATGGTCGATTAATATTTAGGGCTGGCGGCACTAACAACAGGGTTAGAGCTTCCACTTCCATTGTCACAGGCTTATTTGTTGCAGGTGTAGAGGATAGAGTTGCCTCCCTGACTGTCAACAATACATTGTTAGGCATGGTATATCAGAATACATATCCACAACTTGATAACATCTCTCTTCAAATGAACTCTCGCGGAGGAGGGTTAACAGCTGTAAATAACAACCAATACTCGTTTTGTAGTATCGGGGATGCCCTTTCAGATGGCGAAAAGACAACTCTTTATAATATAGTACAACAATTTCAAACTATGCTCGGAAGAGCAGTATAGCTCACTTTGGTATAAATAGTGAAACACAAATAATAATTAAACTAATAAAGTATGAATACAATTTTAATCATCATTTTAATCATCATTTCAATAATGGCAACAGTTGTTTACCTTGCTTATACAGTTAAGAAATTCGGAGTACCGCTTTCAGTTTCAGACACACGCTATCACTTAAAGAAGGAGAATAAGAGAAAGGCACTATTGTTTTCTCTATGGACGGTAGTGGCGGCACTTCCTTTGATGTTTGCTTGGTATTCTATGGCAACAGGGGGGCTCGAAACTATTTCGGCTTTATTATCTACAACGGGGTTGCTCTTTGTAGGTGCCGCTCCAAACTTCAAGAGTACAGAAGGTCTGGCAGATGAAGTACATTTCGGTGGTGCTGGAGTATGCCTTGTGGGGGCAATGCTGCTAGTGGTGCTTTGGGGTTATTTGGCTATTCCTTTGATATTATTTTCAATCGCTGGCTTTATAATATACCTCTATGGGAAGCCTGTGTTTTGGGTTGAGGTTGCTGGATTGTTGGCGGCGTTTATCGCATCACTGTTAAAGGTAATGATATAAGATAATGATATGATGCGAGCGATAGGGAGAACTATTACGGAGAAGATGTGGCAATACTCAGCAAGTATAATGAGTGGGTTGCTTGCCGCTTTTGAAGCGACCGTTCCGTTTTTTATGCCATGCATGATTGCTGTGTTGTTGGATATTTTTGCTGCTTATTGTCTTGGTCGACGTGTGCACAAGAAGTACCCAGAAAAAGCAGATGGCAAGTTTAAGAGCGCATATAAATATCGGATATTCTACACAATGATTATTTCCCTTACGCTGATACTCCTTGCGAACTATGTTGATGTATTAGTTATAAAGGACGGTGATACGGCTGTACGCTTTGTTATGGGTTTATTTCTCGGCTATCAGGCTTGGTCTATTGTTGAGAATTGGAGTAGCGAAAATGACAACAAAGTGGCAATGGCATTTCAGCGAATAATGGTTAATAAAGCAGAACGTCACTTTGACGTAAAGCTGGGAGATATATTATTGAACGAAAAGAAAGAAGAAAAGGAGGATAAAGATGGCAGATGTAAGTAAGATAGTACTATTCATATTAAAGTGGGAAGGCGGTTTTGTTAACGACCCGCAAGATTTAGGGGGTGCGACAAACATGGGTGTGACTATCGGCACATGGAAGCAGGTCGGATATGACAAAGATGGCGACGGCGATATTGATGTAGACGACTTAAAGCTACTCACAAAGGACGATGTAGTAAACCAAGTGTTGAAGCCTCATTATTGGGATAGATGGCAAGCCGACCAAATAGCGAGCCAAAGCGTCGCAAACATTCTTGTTGATTGGGTGTGGTGCTCAGGAGCTCACGGAATAAAGACACCTCAAATGATACTCGGTGTAACCGTTGACGGCGTTGTCGGTCCTAAAACGCTTGCTGCACTAAATGCACGTGAGCCGAAAGAGATATTCAACGCAATCAAAGCAGCACGGGTAAACTTCATAGAGGATATTTGCCATAAACGCCCAGCAAATAGAAAATTTCAGCGCGGATGGTTGAACCGGCTCAACGACATACGCTATGAAGACTAAACTATTTCTCATATTATCAATAGTCTGTTTTGTTGGTTGCAAATCGCCTAAAAGTATCACAACCGATAGAACTGTAAATATAGATAGCCTTAGCACATCGCATATATCCGTAACAACAACTGATAGTCTTTTTCAGCGTATCATATCAAACCTTGAAATAGAGTTTGAATATACATTGATAAAGTACTCTGCACCTGATTCTACCGGAGCGCAACATATTACTGAGCAGCATACGCTAAAAGGTAAAGGAAAGAAAGAGCAGGAAGCAAGTACCAGCATTAAGTCAGAAGCGAATATTCAGCGAACTGATACGACAAAGGTCAATACGAATATAAAAGAACAGTCGGAAACCACCTACCAAAAGACGTTCTGGGAGAAATGGCAGGACATGATTATAACTGTATCGGCTATCGTCCTTATGGTAGTTATTATTTGGTTAGTTAAAAAGTTTCGAGCATGAGAATATATAGAAATGATAAAGTCTATCAGGAAGTAACAGTGCCACCAAAATCAACTGGTTGTTATATTACTGAAGAAGTAGCGGGAGAACATACCCTTACGCTTACCTTTTCCTTGCTAAAGGCTACTACTTTTGAGATTAACGACTATGTAGTATTTGAGGGAAACAATTATTACATCCGATACAATGAGAGCATAACGAAGACTGAAACGAGTTTAGGATATGACTATGTGATAATATTCTATCACATCAAGTACACACTTAACGACAAGGCGTTCTTTCGTCATGGAAGACCTGAAAGGCTGAAGAGTGGCAATATGTACACCGGCTCGGCTTCAGAGGTCTTAGACCTTATTATAACGAATGCTAACCGCAACAGTAGCGGATGGACTAAAGGCTCCTGTGTTGATGTTGAACGAAACACTTTTGACTTTACGGACAAAAGTGTTTTGGATGTATTAGAAGATGTCGTTAGTCAGTATAACACCGAATATTGGGTTGATGGTAATACTATCCATATCGGGAAGCGTGAGTTTGAGAGTGGTGGCTTGGTGCTAAGTCAAGGCGAAGGTGGCGGTCTGGTAGACCTTCAACTAAAGGAAGTAGAACGCACACCACCAACAACAGTACTATATCCTTATGGAAGTGACAAGAACCTATATGTACACGACTACGGCTCTGATTTTCTTTTACTGCCTGATGGACAACAATCACTTGAAATGAATGTCAGCAAGTACGGGCGTATCGAGAAGCAAATGGCTTTCCCTGATATATTTCCACAAGGCACGTTTGAAATAACGGAGGTCGTAGACATTCATATTTTTAAAGCTGCAGGAATAGACTTCGACATAAAGACTCTATTTATAGATGGTCAAACCCCTATTGTAACTTTCCAAACCGGAGCATTAGCCGGCTATGATTTGGATATAAAAGATGGCGGTTGGAATAATACGACCAAGCAAATAACCGTACTTGAGAACAAAGAGGAAACAGCATTAGAAGTGCCAGGAGACATAAACTTTGCAGTAGGTGATAAATTCATTCTTACCAATATAAGGATGCCTCAAACCTATATCGACGAAGCAGAAAAAAAGCTACTTGAAGAAGCTACTGCATGGCTTGAAAAGAACTGCGAAAAGAAAGTATCCGTATCAGGCACTTGTGATGATAATAAATTCCGTAAAGACGGCATTACTATTGCTTGTGGTCAAATGGTAGGTATCTATTCTGAAAAATTAGAAATTAACAGGGAAATACGTTGCATTAGGACTAAGCGGTACTTGGAGTCTGACGAAGCAACAACGCCTTTCCGTTACGAAATAACGCTTTCCGACTTTCTTAATACAGCATCTATCAAGGACAGGATAACCGACTTAGAGAAGCTGCCAGATAAGATAAAGAATACAGAAGAGCAATCAAAGAGTTGGTTTTCTCGTTCGTGGCGTGACATCAAAGAACTGTCTGCTGCTTTGCCCGGTATGTTTGACGAATTTGGCGAGGCTATCAATCCTGTGTCTGTTAATGCTATGCAGATGTATATGGGAGCGGAAAACTTACAATATAAGTTTGTAGCGTCTAAAACGTCAGAACCTGAGATATATCATGAGTTTAGATACAATGCAAGCACAAAGGTATTTTCTACTAATGGCGGTTGGATTCGCCACATGACAATAGGAATAGACACCTTGAAGCCTTCGCACGCACTATCGGAGCATAAGCATTGGTTGATTTCTTCTTTTGAATCAGCACCGTTGTTAGATCGCTCGGAAATATGGCTTTACATCAAAGCGTCTAAGAGTAATGAGACTGCAACCTTTATGCTATCCAAAGACAAAATTGCAGATGATAGCAGCCATTACTACTTTGTTGTTGGCTTTCTTAATTCAGAGTATAACGGAGAAAGAAGCTGGACTTCTTTGTATGGTTGGTCGGAATTGACGCCTGGCATGATGCGAGTAAATAGGGTTTCATCAACAAATGGCTCTAACTATATGGATTTGCTCGCCGAAATGTTCAGAGTTGGCGACAATAACACTTTTTTAGGATGGAATATAAATGGTGATAGGACTTTACGTACAAAAGGCATTATTGTACAAAGTCCTTCAGGTGATGAGTCGCCTATTGGCGTGCTTGTTGGTGCTTATAGTTCTTCACGTCAATACTACGAGGGCGACGAAGTTACCTATAACGGCTCGACATATCGTGCGTTAAGGGGTGTCCGAGGCGTTGTTCCAACAAATACAGCATCTTGGATTGTCGTTGCTCAAAGAGGAGGTGATGGCTCAAGTGGTAGAGATGGAGTCGACGGGCAAGGCTACAGATATATTTATTACCCTACAACCTCGCTTAATGCTCCGTCAACGCCAAGCGGAACAGGAACAAGCAATCCTTCAAGCTGGTGGACTTATCCGTATTATCCATCAAGTTCATACAAGTATATTTACGTATCGCAATCAATTTGCACGAATGGCGTTTGGTCGACGTGGTCACCACCTACCATTTATTCTCGTAATGAACAAGGGCTGCCTGGTGCATTACCTACTATGCGACAATGGACGAGTGGTACAACCTATTACCGCAACGAAAAAACGGTAGACTACATCGTTTATCGAGCCAGCAACTCCGCAACACCTACTTGGTGGCGATTGAGAGAAGGTTATACGAGTGCAGTTGCTGGAAATGCTCCAAGTACATCATATTTTGAGCAAATAACATCATTCGAGGCTATTGCAACAACTGTATTGCTTGCAGAACAAGCGAACCTTGCGGAGTTTATTTTTAAAGAAGGTCAGTTAGTTTCACAGACAATGGACAGCGGCGTACCACGTCTTTCTTTAAATGGAAGAACGGGGGCTTTCCACTCATCTAATGCGTCTATAAGGGGAAGAGTCGAGAGCAACGCAAATGGAAATAGAATAGTGATAAACCCAGGCACTAATTCTATTGATATGATAAATAGCAGTGATAGACTTGTGGGGAAAATAAGCTTCGAGAATACAGCAGGGGCGCAGTCTGTTCCTAAGATGGAACTATTTCTGTACCGCGCAGACGGCTCACTTTTTTCAACTGCGACCTATGGCGCTGGAGCAGCGACAATGACTCTCTCTAATGGAAATTCCACTCGATTAGGCTCAGGCGTTCTTTCAGCGAACGCTCTCCCTACAATTGACCCTCGAATAAGGGGTGAGTTCTGGAGAGACGGAACTACTGTAAAGGTTTCATTGGGGTAATATAACGTCTCTTTTTTCATAATTAATAGGTTAGTTATACCGCTCTGTCTGTGAAGATGGGGCGGTTTTTTACAATATTTATTCTTATTGCTACTTACAAACCAGATAATAGCTTTACTTTTGCGTCTTAATTTTAAAACTTAATTTTATATGAAAAAGATATATTCATTGATAGCCTTGATCTTGCTCTTTGCTTCATGTGGCAGTGGTGACGAACCTACTCCAGCTACAAACAATCAGAAAGTTCCAGAAGAATCTATAGCTGCATATTCGGCACAAATCATCCTAAATGACACTATTTTTCTAAGTCAATTATCCTCTTTTTCTCTTAAAACAGAAAATACTTTTGATAAAGTTGAATACTATATTGACGGAGAATTAATAGGAACATCCATAAATAAAGATTTTTCTATTTCATGGACCCCACAAAATATTTTGGCGGGTGAACATGACGTAGAAGCAGTTTGTTATATATCTGGTAATACTCACAAGTTCAAGAATAAAACATTTTTAAAAATTAAAGTAGGTGATAAATACGCAGGTGGTATAGTTATTGATGTTCTTCAAAGCGGTACAAAAGGATTAGTCGCAGCAGAATATGACTTAATAGACCATAATGACGATTATAGATTTAGATGGGGTATAACTGGCCTTCAAGTAGAAGCTGATAATAAAGATGGCCAAATTAATACTGAATTAATAATAAAAGCACTCTCTAACGAAAATTCTACTTTCGCTATTTTCTTGAAAGATGGCATTAAAATAAATGGATTTTATGACTGGTATGTCCCATCAAAAGAAGAATCCGAGAAAATCAAAAAAGAAATTGTTCCCAATTTACATGTTGACAAATACTATTGGACTTCCACAGAGACCGATTCAGAGAGGGCTGTGTTTTTTCATCACAGAGGAAGTTTGATGGGAACAAACCAGAGAAAAAATTATTTATATCACATACGATTAGTCAGGAAATTTTGACTTCTTCGCTGCATCCTTTTTTAGAATCGCAAATAGACACAAATCAACTTCATCTTTTTCATTTTCCGAAATGATTTTTCAAAAGAACACATATATCTTTGCATTGTAATAAGGTTATTGTATATACATATATTAATAGAAAGGGGAATTGCAAGCGTATCGTGTGTAAACGCGATACGCTTTGTTTTTACTTCTTTTTATCATTTGTCTGCTTAATAGGAAATCCAGCATAATGCCAAGCAAGAAGTACTGCATCACGTTGCTCTTGATTCGTTCGATTAGGAATACCCGCGAAATAAGATAGCTCTTCATGTGTAATTTTCCTATCTTTCCCCTTCCAATGCTTTCGGAGTGGGGTTTTTTCAACAACATCAAGGCCTATGGCTTTCGCAAGTTCGCATATATCTCGCCCTCTCTGATGGTTGCATCCGACGTTATAACCTATTTTTGAAACAATGGATGCTTTTTCTTTAGACCCTTTTTCTATATGGTGGTTGTGTGAGTTGGTCCAGCTTGCTTCGACAACAACAACCAAGCTTTCTTTTCTCTCTCGACATTGATTACGTATGTTTTGCAGATAGAACAACAGCTTAGATAGAGATAGTGCTGCCACCTCTATCTGTTTGCTACTTGTTTTTATTAAAGCACATCCGGACTTTGTTACATCTGGGTCTATGCCTATGATATTATCGGGTCGTTTCATGAGTTTGATAATTTATTCATTTTTATTTCACTATTACTCCGATAGTGAGCTATTCTTCAATATCTCCTTCTCGATTATTTCTTTCGCATTAAATCCGAATAGTCCTTTTTTTAGCCTCCTAATGTCAGCCATCGACATTTCAGATATGTAGAAGTAGAATGCTTCGTGCGCATTGTCAAAATTTCTTGCAATAGCATTATCTGGCTTTGCTTCCATATTCTTGCCTACTGCTTTAATCATTGCTTTTGCATAGGCTGGGAACATCTTGTATTCAACCTGCATTTGCTTGCAACCAGCGAGCGGACAACCTACGCAACCATGACGAGAAAGGCTATAAGGTGCATCATAATATTTTGAATAAGGAAGTCCTCTTTTTCGGATATAAGCCCAAACTTCGCTTTTAGTCCAATTAAGAATAGGAAGTATATGCTTCGCTCCTTTCATCCATTTACGGGTATCGCATTGCTCCGGCTCATAAAGTGAACGGGAAGGACTTTCTTCTGACCTCATGCCCTCAATAGTGCGTCTGCCTATGCCATACTGCTCTTTTAACTTCTCACAGCACCATCGACGCGTACGGCTTGGCAAACCCTTCTTTGCCACAAGCTGATAAAAAGATTCTTTCGGGTGCTTTATTTCTACTTGTGGATAATTCTTCTTTAGAAATTGAATTGTTCCGGGAGGGTCTACCGTTGTGTTGGCATACACAGCCTCGAACTTAACGCCTGAGCGTTCTGCCAAATCAAGTATAACAACGCTATCCTTGCCCGCAGAGAAGCCTAAGCTATAAGGCTCTTCCCTCTCTAACTTCTTTAGAAAGTCGACAGCTTGTTGTTCCTTCTTATTCATTCACTATTTTTTATTACTACAACTCAACAATTCACTCAGCCACTCTTTTTCAGAAATTCTCATCATATCATCAAACAACCTAAACCCCACAATAAAACACCCTCGTCGTTCCATCTTTTCTATATATTCGTAATGAAAGACACGTGTATCTCCAGACATATACTTCGGAGTAACCTGTATTACTCTTTCCCCTGCTCGATACCACCTATGGGGAATATTCTTTTTGTAATATTTTAGTTCATTTGACATCTTCGCTGTTTTTTTACATTGATTCACCTCTCGCTACTTTTTAAAATGGTAAATCACTATCATTAGGTCTACAATCTTCAATAGTATATTTATTATCTTCTATTGATTTTATAGTACACAGAATATATGCCTTTTTATTAAAAAGGCTGGCTAACCTTTTAGCCTCTGTTTCCGCAGATTCCAAACTGTCATGCTTGTATGTAGGGTGTCCGCAATCTTCAACAAACACCATGTAGAATGTTTTATTTTCCATTGTTCACTACTTTTTAAATTCCGAAATTTTTAATTGATCCAAAGAACCCACCTTGCCACCAAACGCATGGGAAGTCATAAGCCTTTTCGTATTCATCAAAAGTATCATACCTTACCGCCTCGTTGTATCCAGGATGATTGATGTCATTTTTAACCTCAGTAAATTCTTCTTCATTATAGCAATAGTATACCGGTTCGCGGCCAAACTCTTCTTCAAGAGGTTCAAGGAGTGTCTCTATATCAAAGTCATCCGCTTCAACATCTGTTTTGCTATCAATACGGATAATCCAATAATTCGGACGATTGTCCATTGATTTCACATAAACCAATTGTAATCCATCTCCTAATATTGTTTCGCATAATGCTGGTTGAATTTCATGATCCACTCCCCAGAAAGAAACAGTCCTTCTTTTCGTTTCCTTGGCAATCAGTTCCTTCATTGTTAAATCTCTCATGATCCACTATTTTTTATACGTAAATTTTTCAAACCAAATTTTCATATATCGACAATTCATATCACACACTTTCGTTTTCCATTCTTGTCGATGCGAATAATTACCGCATTCGTATTGTCTGTGTATTTTATAGCAGGAACACAAATCACGATAGGCGTTTGTAGCTTGTTTGCGAATTTCATTTTCGGCAATCTCACACGCTTTAATCGCATCTGAAAATGGCAACAAGTCTGTCATTTCCAAAAACTCCTTATCGTTGGATGTGCTATGTAAATATTCTAAAGACTCTTCCATATGTTACTTTTTAAAATTCAACAATTCGATTACTTCGTTTTCGGGTATATCAGCATCATATTCATAGCCTTTGTCTATCGCCCACTCAACCATTGTTCTTACTTGTGCATCAGAAAGTTCTTTCCCTTTTACAGAAAAAAAACCTTTTAGGTTCTTTCTCCAAGCCCATTTCTTTAGACCTTTTAGATTTGTTCTCACAGTATGTGTTGTCATTTTTTAATATTTCTTCCCGTGCTTATTCGGGCGAGTTTCGTTGTACTTTATTTTCAAATCGACGTGCTGCCATAGGTCAATGCTCAAATGCCTACAAATGGCTATAACACCCTCCAAAGTACGAGGTATGACATCTTCCAATTCCACAATGCTATTTGCAGGACATCTTACTGCTTCACGACACACATGAAATATCATTTCGGGGAAAGATTCTTCGCTCAAACAAGAACTAAACTCGTCAATGCGAATATCATTAAGCATAATCTTAACACCGTTTAGCCCTGCCAAATCCAACAAGCGTATAACAGTATCAGCAAGTTCGTCCTCTACTGTGTCTTTTACCCAAAGGGAAAATGCCCTTATTTCGACATCTTTGTACCCAGGAGAATCCTTACTCCAATTATTGTAGTAATTCAGCTCTTTGTCGTAAGAATCAAAGTTTGCCCTTTTACCTTTACGGCCAGCCTCGACAGCTTCCGATAGTTCAGTGACAACAAGCATCAAAAGGGTTTCGTTGCTTATTTCTTCATCATGGAAGCCTTTTGCTTTATTTGCTTCAAAAACTTCTTTTGACAGTCTGTTTAAATCTTTTTCCATCTCACTATTATTATTTCATTCTCAATTCTTGCAAATACTTGAAAGATTTGCAAGAATTTATACCTTTTTATTCTTCAATCCAATCCTCATAATCACTCTTTGACAACTCTATTATGTTTTGAATACAGACTTCTTTCCATGTATCGTTTTCGCTCAAAATCATTTTGTTTGTTCTTTTCATGTTCAAATAACCACCGTTTGTTATGAAAGGATAGATGCCTTTACCCCAACACCCTCTATCTTTTCCAGAAAACATATAAAACACAAGGAAGTATCTTTTCATATTCATTATCCTAACTGAACGTTTTCCCAGATTTCAATAAACTTTTCTCCGAGATATGCCGCTGTTTCACGAGCCAAAACACGAAGGCGAGACCCGCAACCCGCATCGGTGAACCCGAAACCGTAAAACGTAACGCAGAACGCGAAGGAAGAAGGAGACATCTTAAACCAGGGGATGTATTTATATTGATTATAATCGCTCCAATCTATTTCTCCCGAACCGTTCTCTCGTTCTATTTTACGCGCTGCTTCTACGAGAATTTCAGCATCGTAACACGCCTTTTTGTGCACTCTTAAATCCTCTGGGTAAACGCTAAAATCTACTTCAGGGCGACCTGTTTCTTTATAAGCTGCCTCCACTGTTGGGATGCGCTTCTTTAATTCTTCTCTTAAGTTTTTCATTGTTTGTTTTTTTTAGTTTTTCTTTCAGAATATATTGCTTCAACGATTGCAGAAGCTATATTGTAGAGCATAGTCCCGAATGAGAACAACCCCATCAATAAAGCAATACAAGCGATAAAGAACAAGTCAGCGCCCCAAAGGCGCAAAAGGCGAATTATTAGAGGTGCTGTAAGGGTTAATATCACACCTATAACGAAGAATAGTATATACTTGAATATTGTTTTCATTGGTCTAATTTTGTTTTTAAATTATTGCGCTCAATAAATTGCTTCGTAGCAAAAACAGCATTACCGGTTAGTTGCCGTTGCCAAGCTCCGAAGCGTGGCGACCATTTAAAAGCGGATTTCTTTAGCTGTGATATAATTTCGAGAGGCGGTTTTTCGTCAAAAATGAGTTGTATTCGGTTTTCTTGGAAATTATTTACAATTTTGCCACCTTCAAAAGAAATTTCCGTGTTTTCTTTTGACGTATTGTCTTCAATCTTTTCTTTGTTGGCTTCTGCAACCTCTAACAGCTTAAAAAACTTATGTCGCTCGGTTATCACAACGCTCATCGTTTCGTTGAAGCGTCGAATTCTATTGATTGCCTTTTCAACCATTTCTACATCTCCACGCTTAGCGTATGTCTCTACTTTGTTATAGATAGAAGAAACAAATAACGCTTTATTATACGGCTCAATGCCTTTATTTATTCCATCAATAGTTGCTGCTGAACTTAAAATTGTATTCTCGAGCCTTTGCCACTCTTCTGCCCTCTTTTCTTCTTCTGGGCGGTTTCCTTCTATCCGTTTGGCAATTGCTTTTAATGCTTTTTCTCTCCATTCTGCAAAATCTTCGGAACGGTCATGCTCTCGCTTATTGGCCGCTTCCGCTCTGCGAACATTAAATCCTGCTCCGCCCGTTATGGCAGAGCTTGCACACTTGGAACAAGCAGACAGCCAAGCGGAAAAATACTTTTTGTAGTTTGAAATGTACCGTTCTTTTTCTTCTTCCGGCATTTCCTTTATGTCATTATTGAGTTGCTGTTCGTGTTCAATGATTGTTCTTGAGCCTACTCTTTCGGGGTTGAAAGAGGTCCAATTAAATGCCCGAAGAGCCAAACTCCAATACTCGTCAAGGGTTACATCATATTTCCAAGAAACAACCTCATAAGCGGATAAGTTGCTGTCGTTATGAACTACAACACCGTTTGAGCCTTGTCCTACAATATGCGCATAGTTGCCAACTCCGGGCAAATCTTGCGCCCTGTAAATAAATGCCTTTTCGCCCCATTCGGGATTGATTATGCTCTTTACTGCCGCCACCCTATGCGCGTTTTGCTTCGTTAAAATTGTTGCCATGTTATTTATTTGTTATTCGTCCTCATAATCTGAATCAAACATATTAGCCATCATGTCCACTATGTTTGTTTTTATATTATCCTCCGCTCCAAGTATTGCGTTTGAGATATTCTTCTTCTCTTCAATAATCCGATATATCTTTTGGTCAATAGTTCTTCTGCCCAACAAGTAGTGACAGCTTACAGAGTTCTTCTGCCCTATACGATGTGCACGACTTTCTGCTTGGTCGCAATCTGCGTACGTCCAAGGTAATTCAACGAACGCAACATCACTTGATGCTGTGAGGGTAATACCTGCGGATGCAGCTTTGATTGAACAAATGATAATATTGACCTTTGGATTGTTCTGAAAAGCATCTACAGAGGCCTGTTTCTCTGTCATGTCTTGTCGGCCGGTTACGCATACCGCTGTTGGAAAAGCTGCCTGTAACCGATTTACAACTTCGTGAAGATTGCAAAAGAGGATAAGCTTCTTCCCGTTCTCCCGAAAGTCTTTAATAAAATCAACCACATCTTTAAGCTTGCCGCGTGCAGCTATATCGCGAAGAATGCCAATTTTCACCATCACTTCACCTCGTAAAGCACTTGCGACCTTTTCATCGTCAGCCTCTTTGTATTTGCGCAGGTAGTTAATCAAATCACGCTCAGCATCTTCATACTCCTTGCGATTTGTTATCTCGCAGGTAATAATCTGTCTTACCTTGTCGGGAAGCTGAGTAAGCACCTTTGATTTCTCTCTCCGGAAGAAACAGTGCTGCCAAAGATTGTAGTTTAACTCCTTTAGATTGCTTGCGCCATTAGGGCCGGAGCAATATCGGTTTACGAAGTTTTTGTATCCACCGAAATCTCCCATACGGTCCATTATGCCTAACTGTGCAATTAAATCTTTCGGCTTGTTTACAACCGGAGTACCGGTAAGAAGTATTATATATTCTTTCCCCGAAGCTATACCTTTGCTGAATTTCGTTTGCTGTGTAGATGTTGCTTTCACCTTATGCGACTCATCGACAATAACCGATTTGAACAGTTTTATATTATCATTAAAAACAACATCCTTCAACATCCATTTATCTGCTTTGTTTATCTTCCGGACGAAATACTTTTTCAATGATTCGTAGTTGACAATAAAGACTTGCTCCATCCCTGTCTGCCAAAAGAATGGCCAGCTATCTTTAACGCTATCTGTAAGTACGCGTGCTTTTTTGTCGGTGAACTTATGCCACTCGCGAGACCAGTTAATCTTTACTACGTTAGGGCATATAACAAGGCAAGGAAAAGCATCTGCACGGTTTATTGTGGCGATAGCTTCTAAGGTCTTCCCCAGGCCCATGTCATCCCCATTGATAAAGCGCTTCAGTTGAAGCCCCCGGGCGATTCCTTGTAGCTGGTAAGGGTATGGTTGTATCTTTAATCCGTGGTTGCCGTCCAGCTCTGGCATTTCGGGTATCTGAAAAGCTGTATTTGAATCATCGCACTCTTTGTATTCGCCCCAAACAACGTCTTCAAAATGCTTGACATAATAGGAGAACTGATCTATCTGCATTTTTGCCTCAGCAGTTGCTGGCACAATCCAAGCTTGTGCCTTTGCGTCATACCGTCTACCACGCACGGTTATCTTCTCTTTTAGCTTACTGATAACCTGTGCTCGGTATCGGTCGAATCGAATACTGTAAACTTGTCCGTATGGTGTTGTTTGAATCTGAATCTGCATAGCCTGTTGTTTTATGCTGTTTCGTCGAAGACTTTAGCATCATTAAGTTTCTTCCTTCGCCCTCTCTTCGGCTTACCCTGTGGCGTCACTTCTGCCTGCACATCTTCTGATTCAAAGTCGAGAGATGTTTGTTTTAATCCCCATTTCTCACCAAACAGATAGGCGTCTACCTCATAATCGCAACGAGCAATAGCTAGTTGTAGGTCGTCTCCGTATGAATATCCTTCGCCTAATTCGTTCTCGTACTTTGTGAAGGGAACGGTAAGGTTAAGAATCTGTCCACTCTTTAGTATCTTTTGTGCTATAATCGTTACGCCTGCCGATTCGTCAGAACCACCTTTGCTGTAGCCGGTGATGATGTACGACTTAAGGACGTCGTTTATATCCTCGTCCGTTGGGTCGCTAATGCTTGACATATCTTTATCTTCTGGCATTTCACAGATTGCGACCACGTGCGGCTTTAGCATATCAAGAGAATACTTTAGGTCCGGATGCACAAACTGTTCCGATGACTTGCTTACTTCATTTGAATAGTTTGCATCCGAAAAGGTCTCTTTGTAATCTACTACAAGTTGATCACTTTTAATTTTCATTTTTTGCACCGTAATGGTGGCTAATTCTTTTACATTTTCTTCCATGATTTTAATATCTAATTGTTTCTAAGTAAGTTCCAATTTTACGTGATTAATAAAGGCTTCCATGCGATATCTGTAATAATCCTCAAAGCGCTCATACCCTTCTGGGCTCTGCTTCCAGGCAATAAAAAAAACATCCCTAAGTCTTTTTGATGGCGTTTTTGTCCGGTCTTCATAATCGGCTTTTAGCTCGTCAATTATCTGAATTTGCTCCGACTTAAAAGCGTCTTTTTTGAAAGCGAGGTATCCAAAGGCTTGAGAGTGCAAACCAATTTCGGCAAGCTGCTTGGGTGTTAGCTCATTTGTTTCGAACTCTATTTTAATAGTTTTATCCTTTAAGCTTCTAAAGGATGCCAGTATCGCAGGAATTAGTATCATATAAGTTTTATTTTAAGATATAAGCATCCACCATTTGAAAGCTAATTCTTCGTATTTCTCACGCCCTCGATTGTAGGTGTCGTCACCCCGTTTGATAAACTTCTTGAACACTTTACAGTTCTTTTTAGATACAGCATAAATGAAGTCTTGATTGCTTCCAGCGATATCCATATACCAGGCACGTGAGCGATCCCAGTCGAAGTGGTCCATTGCGTCGTCGAATTGCTTCTGCGATTCTGCAGCAGTTGTTTTCAAATCTCCGCCATAATTCAGAGATTCAAGCCACCAATCCCATTTGCAACGAACGTCAAGATAATATGAGAAGTTTCCGTACTCGAAGCGCTGCGCCTGATTAACCATGAACTTTTGAGTGCTTGAATTTTTCAACACAAAATCCAAGTGTAGGTCTTTTCGCGCTTCCATCTTCAAAGACTTATACATTGCTTCTGCAAGCTCGAAGTCTGCAGTTGTGTATTGAACATCATCGACTGTGTGGCGGTAATAATTAATCTTTGCCGGCTCTGTCACAATTGCGTCTACGAGAGAGCCAAACTTAAAGGCAGCCTCCTTATCCCCATATTGTGTACGGGGATATAAGAGGTTCTTTAATTCCGTCAAGTCTGAATTACTTACTTCCTTCCGGCTGTAATAAGCGTCCTGCATCTTCTTTGTTTTTAGTTTCGTAATATTCAATAACAGAAGGAGTAATTATATATCCCCAGTTGTTTTTCATAAACCATCTAAACCAACTGCGGCCATCAGGAGTGTCAAGAATCTGCTTTATGCTCATAGGATTGTCACGGTATCGGCCAAATGCAATACGATTGCTTAAATACATCTTTTCCATCTTACTTAGCTTTTATATCGTCCACATAGCGGACAAATGGAGATTTAATAAACTCATCCTCTTTGTTGGCGACCTTTTCACAGAAGGTTATCATCTTCTTATGTACCTTTTCAAGGTCAGCCATTGTCATATTAAAGCCTTCTTTCTGGAACCACAACTGGTATACGAGGAGAAAGCCCTGAGGGTTGAGTACTTCTATTTTCTTTGTCACTTTTGCCGATACCGGCACAGTGGGCATTGCGGAAGAGGCTGTATCAAAGAGTGATGCCGCTTGCTGTGTTGCCGCTGTCGCCTTTGCTTCAAGAGAGCGTTGCGCTTCCTCTGCTTCACGTGCTTTAGCTCGTTTTTGCGCTTCGGCTGCTTCACGTGTCCTTTGCTCTTCTTCCGCTTTTTGCGCCGCTTCAGCATCCTGCTTGCGAAGGTCCTCTATCTGTTCAAGTTCTGTTTTCTTCGATGAAAGGCGGCTAATCAAGTCGTCACGTAAACCTTCTACCTCAAACTTGTATCGCCCCGAAAGTTCTTCTCTTTTCTTAGTTGCAACATCGTTTTTAATTGAAGTCCTTGTTTCCGCACTGATATAAAATGTCTGAATCGTGTCTTTTACGTTCAGATCAACGAACGCATTCCAATTAAGCATCGCGGATGTTTCTTTTAGGAGCCTTGCTTTCTCGTTATAGTTCTCTATCGTGATTGATTCAAACAGGTTGTTTAGAAAAGAAATCTGTTTTTCGATGTAATTGTTATATGCGTTATCGAGAAGATTAACTAAACCTGAGCGATAAGTTGCTTTTTCATTTTCGGTCATTTGCTCCTTGCGCTGTTCTTCTTCCCGTTTGCGTTGCTCTTGTAGCTTTTTTGTGGCATATTTATTACGAGCGTCTTGTAGCTTGTGCACCTGTGTTGTTGGAACTTTGATATCGATATCAGCTTCGAGAGAAGTAAACCGCTTGCTAACCGTTTGCAGCAGCTGGGTAAGCGGCTTGCGTCGTTCGTTCATTTCTTTAAGCGTGATTCTTATTTTGTCAATATATCCTGCAACTTTGGCGTCTAACTCGTCCGAGTCGATACCGCCATTCCCTTGTACTGTGTCAAGTAGTGCTTGACCCGCTGCGTTTGCGTTAGATATTGCCAGCTCGTTGCGTTCAAGCACGCCTGGTGCTGTTTTCATTATTTCAGAAAAACCTTCTACGTTTATCGTCGAAAGGCTGTTGTTCTCTTTTGACATAACTGTTTTTTTTATTATTGTTAGAAGCCTGCAGAAGTATCTTCTTCAGAAGTGTTCACTGTAATACCCTCTAGTTCTGGGGTAGGGGTCTCATTAGGCCCGAAGCCGCATTGTGTATGATTCTCGATAGCTTGTTGCTCGCTTGGAATCTCTTCTGCTTCTATGTCGGTTATTCCGTAGTCAACCTCTTGTTCTTGCTCCAAGTCTGCATCAAACTGAGTGAATTTGCCGATACGCACCTTGGGGTAAGCGTCAAAGGCATGTTTTATCATTTTGTTTTCAAGGAATCCTGGGTCTATCTGACCACCATTGGAAGAATACAATTTGTTAGCTGCACCATTTACATATTGACCGTCTTTCCAGTACCCATTATTCTTTTCCGAGAAGCCTTTTAAGCGTTGAATATCGCCCTCTAATAGCCATTGATAATCTTCCGAGCCGTCTGCACGAACGATACGAATAAATGCGCCAATAACACGAGTTGATGTACGAGGAATCGCAGCGGAATAGTTTATACGTTTTATACCTCTGTCTAAGTCTACGCTAAAAGTATCACCTTCGTATACAATTACTGGATTGTCTGCATACTTTATCTGCCCAGCTCGCATACGCATCGTTAATTCTCCGTAACCGGTAATACTCACAGAAGCACGTTTCTCGTATATATCCTTTCCTTTTTGGTCTTTATGTCCTGTTTTCACAGAACGCGGGATAAGATAACAGTGCGGTCTACCGGTTGGATCAAGAGATAAGCCGTTTACCGCCATATCAAGAAAGCATCCGTATAAAGACATCTTGCTGCAATCTGCAACAGCCGGATTCTCGCGAAGTACCTTTTGAAAGTTAAAAACCTCTTTTGCGTATATTTGCATTCCCGATTGCGCTCCCCAGATGTTATTGTACATCTGAATAAATTTCGCTTCTACGTCGGTGTGTTCGACAATCTTTGTTGCCGGAAGAGCATTTAACTCTTCGATTTTAATTTGAATCTGATTTGACATAATTGTTGTTTGTTTTTTATTGTTAGGCTATTACTTCTCTTTAGCAAGAGTATAAGCCAATAATGCGCAACCTATAAATGTGACAATATGAACATATCGCCCCATTATTATACCGTATAAGGCACCTATAGCTAATAGCACTAAAATGACACACATCGTAATTCTGAGATAGTTTTCAAGTTTTATAAAGTCGATATTCATAGCAGTATCTCTTTTATTATCCTGTTCACAGGAACAGCATTGTGTATATCCATCATTCTACTTGCATTTTCAAGCTCGGAGCGTTTGAAATAAACCGTTCCTCGTTGTGTATTACCAGAAGGGTAGCCGGTTACCCAGCCTTTGCTTCGCCATTCGTTTATCTTACGGCGACCATATGTTTTTACTGCTGAAGATTGCGTAACTCTTTCGGAGAGTAGTCCTAATTCACGTAAGGTGTTCATTGTTCCAGCCTTAACGCCGGCAGTAAATATTTTTTCGATAAATCTTTCGTCTATGACCATTAGCTTGCTTATTACTTATTTTATTGACTGTTTTTTGAGTTAAGCGAGTCGATGTATTTTCTCTTGTAATCCTCCTCACAACGCTTTGTGTAGGGTACAGCTATTAATCTGAATGAAAGATTCTCTTATTTCTGCCTGTTGCCTGTCTGTCTGTTTTTTATCATCTTTGTACTGGTTTTAATCCCGTCAATTATTGACGAGGTTTGTTAATCACTACCGGTAGCTGCTGTCTTTAGGCCTGAGAAACTCGAATTCGGCGCTATCGGTTTTAAATTGTTATATTTACCTCTCGTTTATCAAGGCGATGTTCTATTCTGTTAATACGCCTTGCCTGTCTGATTCTTACCATAGTCGCACTATGTATATTCCCTATTGCGATGTATAATATAATCGAAAAGTAGTCCACTTAGTACTTGAAAAGTATACCACTAAGTGTCTCGGTTGAGATGGGTTAAAGATATTTATTCTTCATTGGGTTG